CATATGCAGCGAAAACAGCTGATCCTAATCCCCCAATAGATGAAATCAGATTGATGTAGTCTCCATGGTGCCAACTCAAAATTCCTGCTCCCTTTGATAGACCGGGTCCGATCCCCGTGGAAACTTCATCGACTGATACCTATAAAACTTTAGCTATGCGCGCAACAAAAAACCGCCTCGGTGGCCAGCTTTCACTTAGTGCTTAGGTATCTTTATGAAATATTCATCTCGCCCACAACTATCCTTCCTCATCTTTATTGGCAGCTGTTTCGCAGGTGAATACATGCCCCTATCGAGGTTAGCGTAGCCATAAGCTCCATGCTCATCAGCCTTAGTTGTGACCGATAAAACTTTGCTCTGCTCTTCGCCTTCAGACATAACGAATATGACTTTAGCCTTAATATAATCCCTCAAACCTTATCCTCCTTCTGATAAACCGGGTCAGTGCCGCGCGGGTACTGCAGCGCAACGTTCCTGTAATGCTGCAATCTCTCCCTGAAATACTCCTTCATCGCTTCCGGCTGCTGCATCTCCACCTCCATGGCGATAACCGGCATATTCATACGCTCCTTGTATGCTACTCCTGACGCGGCTAAATCAACGTTAATCCTGTCGCGTTCTTCTCTGCTGCGTGCTGCTAAGTTGTGTGACATGGCGATGTCCTCCTGTGGGGAGTATATCGCTTATTAATGATTCTTGGCCCCTGCATTAACCATCTTCACGGCCTGTCGGATATCATCCATCTCCATGTCACCGCTGATTTGTGCATGCCGGAACGCAATAGAAAGGAATTCCATGCATTGCTCGTTAGTCCATTCCATCGGCACCAGTTCAGCCAGTTCAGCCAGGTCAGCGGCGGGCGCGGGGTGCTCATATAGCGGCACCACTTCAACGCGGAATATGTCTCCAGATGATGGTCTGTCTAATTCACCATGATACGTCCAATGATGCGCAACTCCGCTGCGATGGTTAACCAGGCGTTTTTTGCACGCCATCGGCGGCGAAGTCAGTGCGGCCAGCGCGACACGCATAGTGTTTAAGTGCATTGCACTGTCTGAGTCCAGCCCGAAAGGAATTTCATCGGATACATTTTGCAGTTCATCAATCTGAGGTTTTAGCCACTCAATCAGCGCCTGCTTCTGCTCTTCGGTCATGATGGCTCTCCTGCGCGGAGTTGGTTGGCGAAAGCTAACAATGATCGGCCACAAGATTTAATCAACTCGGCGGTCGATGCGGATTTTCCTGCGGCCATGTCGCCCAAGTGTGCGGCGGCTTTAACGACGGCATCAGCCCGCACAGAATTGAGGTAGGCGTCGGTGGCTGGGGTTTCTGGCATTCCGCCAGACACAAGCTCGAGAGTGCAATCATAATCACCAACATCAGAAACCCGATATGTCCGGTTGGGCATTTTTGCCGCGACCTGAACATCAAATTCAGTGTGGAGTTCCATAGCACAATTGTTGGCAATCTCCTCAGGATGGTCGTAAGGGGCTTCCGGGTCTTCTGCATCCCAGAACATGAGGTTCGTTTTCAGCGCCACATTCTCAGCCGCCATCGCATCTCGCTCTGCTTTGAGTTCGGCGAACTTGCGAACCAGATAGGCTGACAACTCCTCATTGACCCGCATATCTCCCGGCAGACATTTACCTGTCAGCAATCCACGCATTTCATGTTCGGTGATATTCATTCTCTTACCCCTTATGCCGCTGTCAGGCTCAATGCCGCGGCGAAAATAGTTAGTCGCCGTGATAGCGGCGTGCTGCCCATTCCGGATAGGCAGGGTTGGTATCTCTGACCGGCATGTCATGCTTGCTGTGCCGGTTGCGCTCGATTGCTTCCTGATGCTCGACGTACTTCGTCAGACGCCGCTCCGTGGCATCCTGCACCCATTCCTTTGTCTGCTCAGTGGTCCGTACTGATAGCGACACCCTCACGCCTTTCTTCGCCAGAATCTGCTGCTGTGCGTCCTGCATCGCTAACATCCATCTGCGCTGTGATTCCGTTTCATCAGGGCGTGCAGAGTCCGCCGAAGGTTCGGTGATGGTCATGAGGGTGCCTTATTGGTGGGTGTTATTTAACGAGGCGCTGCCAGATAGCGGATACGTATTTCGCCTGGTGGATGGCATCGGCTAGCGCGTTGTGCCGCGTCCCTTCAAAGGGCATATCCCGCTTAGGGTCGAAACCTATCCCTTTGCCCAGCTCAACGATTGTTCGCACGTCCCGATCGTTCCACCAGTTCCACGGTGGGTTCTGGCCTGTCATTTGATACGCACTGCGAAGGATGACGCAGTCAAAAGACGCTCCATTTCCCCACACCTGAACAAGCTTGCTGTTGGTGTTTTCGAAGATGAAGTCATTGAAGCGTGATAGTGCAGTCGAAAGCTCTAGCGGGTTATCAAGGAGCGAACTCCGAGCCTCTTCGCTTTGCCCCATCCACCACATAATTGTTGATGCATCCGGCCTTGCGCGATGACGCATTGATGACTCAAGCGAGATATTCACCTGAAACTGATCGCCGGTCTCGCCTGATGCTGGGTCAAAAAATACTGCGCCGATTGAAACGACAGGGGCGTAGGTGCCATTGCCCATCGTTTCGAGGTCAACCATTAAGTTATTCATCTTCATCCTTAAAATGGGATATCGTCTTCAAAATCCATCGGTGGCTCATTATTTGCCGGTGGAGTAGATGGCCCAGCCTGCTGCTGCGGGCGCTGCTGCTGATTTTGCTGTGGTCGGTTTCCCTGACCACCTTCCTGCTTGCCGCCCAGCATCTGCAGCGTACCGCCAATGTTTACCACGACTTCCGTCGTGTACTTTTCTGTGCCATCCTGCGCCTGCCATTTACGGGTTCGCAGCTGACCCTCGATGTAAACCTGCGAGCCCTTACGCAGATACTCGCCAGCCACTTCTGCCAATTTTCCGAAGATAACTACGCGATGCCACTCAGTTACCTCCTTGTTCTCACCTGTGGACTTATCACGCCACTGCTCCGAGGTCGCCACGGTAAGATTGGCTACCGCGCCGCCTGATGGCTGATAGCGAACCTCAGGATCCTTCCCGAGGTTTCCAAGTAAAATCATTTTATTCACGCCACGACTCGCCATTATGCTGCCTCGCTTTTCTGCTCAAGTTCCGCTTTGCGGATGTCATAAATTTCTTTGGCCTTCGCCTGATACTCGGTGCCGCGCAGGGTGCGCCATGCTTCTTCGAAGAGAGCCTTGAGGCTGTCAAAGTTCTCAACTCCTGCTGCAGACTCTGTGAACGCCTTCAACGACTCTTCCGCAGGGTTTACCGCGCCTGAATCAAGCCAGTTAAGAAGCTGCTTGCCTGTCTGCTCACTAAGCACAACTGGGTCGGCATTGCTGAAGAGCTTCGTCCTGTCCTTGCTGGCGATCGCATGATGCGACTCATGGCCGATATCCAGAACGGTAGTGAATTCGTATTCGACGCCATCACGCTGCTCTGACTTCATGCCGAGCTTAGCGACCTTCTTGCGTCCGTTCTCTTCCACCTGAGCCGTCTCAGTTTTGCTGCGCATGGTGGCGATGATGTGCATTGACGAACGCAGGATTGCATCCAGGAATGACCGGTGCCGCGGGTTGATTTCACTCCACGCTGACCATGAATTGCCGCGAAACTTCGTTTTAGCGATAGTGTCAACAAGCTCCAGACAACCACCTACGCCGCCCCATTCATGGGTAATGCTATCGATGATGAGGCAGTCATATCCTGCCTGCTCGGCAGCACTGATAGCCTCAATGAAGCGCTCTGGCGAGAATGGCGGATCGAGTTCCAGAACATCGAACTCCGCGACATCCGAATAGAGTGATGCGCTGCCTTTCTCCGTATCAATCACAGCGATGCGGCCGCCAATACCTTTGGCTACCAGCAGTGCGCTGTATGTCTTCCCTGAACCACTCGGCCCGGTAAGTGCCAGCCGTAGCTTGGCTTTCTTTCTCATGGCTTTTTCAAATTTCATGGTGATACCTCTTTAGAACGGGCATGGCCCGAGAAAATATTTGCTGTTGAATCGTTCACACCACGCCAGATTGAGCGCGGCACGCATTGACTGGCGCATGCCATTGCGTCGGTAGTGGAGGGCGTTGAGGACGTGCATGCGTCGCTTAGCACGGCTTTCTTCGACTGTGGTTGCAAGGCTCATTTCTTGACTCCCGGACAGGCCATTTCGAATAGTGCGCGGATAAAGTCGAAATCTTTCAGGCGCTCATGCTCAGCTTCTTCCTTGCGCTGGCGCTCTAACTCTTCCTGCTGCTTCTGGTAAGGCAGGGTAGGTGATTGAGTCTTCACGGTTTGCCCTCCTGCGATACGACCTGTAACAGGCGCTCCCAAAGCTGCTGTAAGCGGCTCTTTGGCTTCCACGACATCACGTCAGCGCCGGTGAGTTTGTATGCGAACTGGTTAATCTGAGACGCGTTTAAACTGGAGCCACCCATGAGGGCAGCCCCCTGCATTTGAAATTGCATGGGTAACTCCGTTGAATTGATGAATTAGGTTTGGTGTCAAAAAAAAGCCCAGCATTGCGCCGGGCATAAGGATGTAACGTTCTGGTTATCTATCCTGTCATTTGAAACGTCTTAGCGTTGGTGCGTAGCACCGTCATGGCCTGTCGTGACAAGCCATTGCGCTGCTACTCTTCTTCTTCGGTTTCGCCTTCGTCTTCGTCGCTCTCTGCCTCTGCCTGATCGAACCACTCAACGTACTGCTCAGCCATTTCTCGCAATGATCTGGCATATTCTTGTTCGTCCCGGCTGAAATCAGACAAAGACTCGCAATTCCCTATCGCTTCAAGACATTGCTCGAAATCCAGTTTGGTATTCCTGAATTGGCAATAACTCATGTTTCCCATCTCTCATCTCCCTGCTAGTGGTTACTGGCCCAGTGCCTTGGCTATGGCGGTCTTGGCTCGTTTGTATTCAGTGATTTCACGGCAGCCTTCGTCGTGCTCGTACAGAAATAAAAGCTCCTGAAGCGCCTCAAGCAGCTCAGGTGCTGCGGCTACCAATTGAGTATTAGCCTCGTATTCTGGCGTTACTCTTCCAGGCAATGCCACGCCACTTACTCGCACGCTCTCTTTGCGACCCCACCCATCGATTGGCCCATGAATAACATTCCCAAACTGATCGCGCTCCCACGGACCCGGCGTTCCCTTAAATCCACTCATACATCCCCTCCTGCTATAAACCCCAGCCCCATCAACACACCAATAGCTATCCAGCCGATAATCCAGTCAGCGTTGCTCATGGAGCCTCCAGATATGAAAAAGGCTGCGGGTTAGGCAGCCTCAGGAGTCGTAATCAAATGGATAATCCTGATACTGACTCATGTCGTCATCAGGATGCTCTTCAAATTCGTCTTCACCCACGCTAACCTCCCGCCGCTTCTCGGCTGTTCCATTTGCTCAGTGCTGATTCAGGAGTGTCCAGCATGTAAATCTTAGCTGTACAGCCCACGCACTGAATGCCATAACTGCTTTCAGATGCATTGCTTCCTGCAGGAGTCATTTCCCAGCGCTTCAGCTGCGCTCGTGCTCCACAGAATGGGCATGGCGAGATGCCATGCTCAGTGATTAATGTCGCTGACACGTTCACCTCGCCGTTACGATGTCTTTTGAGTTGCGATAGCCGGCAGCGAATATCGCGATTTCTGGTAAGCACTGTGATGTGCTCTCATGCCTGTCACGCAGAGAAGGGGAGATAACTGCTTTCTCTACTCTCTGGTTGCAGGCAATAAAAAACCCGCCGGAGCGGGTTGTTGTTATTTGTTAGGCTTTAGCCTCTCCATGCTGCTGACTAGCGCCATTAATCGGGACTTAACCGTTGGCACATCCAGCCCGTTCTGCACATCAAGGCTAAGCCCTGAGATATCTTGTGACCAGGCGGCTACTGCATCCCTGAATTGCCTTGCGATGCTTGCCTGCCTGATTCGACTGCTTTCCAGCTCACTGACGCGTTGCTTCGCTTCGAGCTGAAGCTTTCCTTTGCCAACACCGAGCGCTTCTATCGCGACCTCTTTCATCTCCGCTTTAATCAGTGGGTGAAAGTTATCAGCGCCGAGGAAAATCACTTCATCCAGAGTTTTGAACAGCAGTAAGCAATCAGTATTTTGTTTGCTCCTGGTGTCAATGCACTGCACTTCAACTGCTGGAGTGAAACCGAACTGCTTAACCCGCATTGCTGTGTAAGTCATCGTGCTTTTCAATTTTGCCCCTCCCTGTAATTGTCTGTTTATTAATCGGCAGAAGTTGGCAAAACTATCGTGCGGTAACGCTTTCTGACTTGCGATATCCGGCGTGATAGATGGCAACATCAGGAAGGCAGATTGATCCTTCGATGTCTCCACCGAGATACTTCGATGCGCCGGCCAGAATCTGTTTGTGATATTCGGTTTCTGTCTCGACAGCCTTAACCACGCGGTCAACTGGTTTACGATTTAACGTGAGGATAGGGCGGCAATCAGGTTTTGCTTTCACGCCAACCAACAGGGGGTTGGCTTGCTTCCACGCTGATTGCTTCTCTGCGCGAGCTGCACGGCGCTTCTCTTGTGCATTCATGGTCATTCTCCTGTCAGTTAGCTTTGGTTGAGTGGTGGCTGGAATCGAACCAGCTCCCATAGGTGCGATGCCTATTGCGATACGCGCACCCTCCGGTTACTTATCGCGAATTTTTACCGGAAGACTATTCGCTAGCTCGCCATTGAGCTTCACCACTCACCAAAGCTTTCTGCTTTGAATGTTTGCGCTTTTTCAGCGCCTGATTTTAATGAGCGCGGGAATCAGTTCCGTTTCCCTTTACTGCCTCAGCGTCTTGCTGATGGGATAAACATTACCTCAGGGTAAATTTATTGTCTATACCCATAGGTAAAGTATTTAGGTGTAAAAGTTTACCCCGTTGAAATTACAGGTAATTTATTTTTATTTTTGGGGTAACTAAAAAAGGAAAACCCGCGCTAGGCGGGCTTTTTAAGACGGATTACGGCAGTTTTTGCCATTTTGCGTCTATGACTGTTCCGATGATGGAGCAGTTTCCATCAATCTCAGTCATAGGGTACTGGGGATTTAGCGGCTTGAGGAATTTGCGACCGGCGTCTTCCACATACATCTTGAATGTGGCCTCGTTGTCATTAACAAGTTTGGCAACGACCAGCTTTCCGCTTTTAGCTTCTTTGCTGGGATCTACCAGGATTATCATCCCTTCAGGTACAGTGAAACCTACTGGTGATGTCATCGAATCACCTTTAACTGTGAGCCAGAACGAATGCGGCCCCGCACTTTGGGTTGTCTCAGGCCACTCTTCTATTTCACTTATTTTATAAGGCTCCAGAGCCTCTAGCCATTGCCCGGCGCTTACCCAGCTAATCAATGGGAATCCCTTCGTTTCTTTGTGTTGCCCTGCGTAGCGAACGTTGTCATGCCCTTTATCGGCAATTTCATCCATCCATCCACGAGGGAGCGAAAACGCCTTCTCTATGATCTCTACCATATCGTCAGCAATTCGCTTTTTCCCTTTTTTACCATCCTCATAGAGCATGCGCGAGACATATGATGGCTCTCTTTCAATTCTGCGAGCGAGATCGACGGCTTTTCCGCCGCACATTTCGTCTCTTATCTGTATAAGGCGCTGACGCCGTTTTTCGTATTTATCCATGGCGAGCATTTTAAATATGTTTACCCTTTGGTAAATAACCTATAGGTATTGCTAAAATCGTTACCTGTAGGTAAACTATTCCCTTGTGAAGGTAAACAAGGAAATCAGAGATGAACGAGTTACGTATCTATCTCAACAACCTTTCACTGGATGAACAGCGAGTTTTTGCAATTAAGTGCGGCACGACAATCGGTTATCTCCGTAAAGCACTTAGCAAAAACCATGAGTTAGGCGCAGCTCTATGCGTACTGATTGAGAAAGCAAGTGCCGGCGCAGTGACTCGCAAGCACCTTCATCCAAGTGATTGGACATGCATCTGGCCTGAGTTAGAAGCCGCTTAAGATACATCCCGCTCTTAAACATCCCCGCCCTGAAAAAGGGCAGTAATCAAATCAAATGATTCGTACGTGACTGCCACATGGCCGTCGCGCATTTACTTATTCAACAAAGGAATTCTACGAAATGGATCACGCAAACAAACGCAACGAGGCGCTGAAAATCGAAAGTGCCTTACTCAACAAAATCTCTCTGATTGGCACTGAGAAAACGGCAGCTGCTGTAGGCGTCGATAAGGCGCAGATAAGCCGATGGAAACGCGACTGGTTGCCAAAGTTCTCAATGCTGCTTGCAGTACTGGAATGGGGTGTTGTGGATGACGAGATGGCTCATTTAGCCAGACAGGTGGCAAGCATTCTCACAAAAGAAAACGCCCCAAAGAACTGCGAATTCTTTGAGGCCTGATGCGAAATGACTGGATCAATTCACAGGAGTAATTATGCCAAAGAAACACGTTATGTACCAGGCGGAATTGCACAAAAACCTTGCCCGAGTCGAATTCTGCAAAGCGTTCAATCCGAAGGTTGCCGAGAAACTTAAAAGCATCCTTGAAGAACATAGAGCGAAGGAGAAACGGCAATGAGCAACGTATCAAGTTTAGCCAGAGCCAGAGAGGCTAAAAGGTTCCAGGAGACGCCGCAACAGGGCGTTAAGGGGTATGCCTTGCTGCATCGTAAAATCAAGGAGCTTCCTTTCTACAGAACGGATTCTGAAGCTGTTCACCTGTGGATCCACATCATCCTGTCAGCCAACCATGCGCCTGCACCAGTTAATACCGAGTTCGGTGAAATGCTGGTTAGGCGTGGTGAGTTCATCACCGGGCGAAATACTCTGGCAGCCGAAACAGGAATCACCGGTGACCGCATTAAGTATCTGCTCAACAAGTTCGAAAAGCTGAGCATGATTAGCCGCATTTCCAATAAGAAATTCACCCGAATTTCGGTCACAAAATACGACGATTATCAGCCAAATATTGTGCCAACAGAATGCCAACAGAGTGCCAACGCAATGCCGCTAGCACCAAGGGCTGCAGAGGAGTTTGTGCCAACAGAGTGCCATCAAAGTGCCACAAACAATGAATTACTAACTAATAACTCAATATCTAAAGATATTGAGTGTCCATCTCAAACCGCCGATCAGGACGATGATGAAGAAATCAGAATCCCGAGACAGCCAGCCAATCCCGATAAGCCAAAAGCAGTTCGCACCCCATACGAAGACATGGTGAATGCCTACCATGAAATCCTGCCGGAAATGTCGGCAGTCGAAATTATTCGTGGAAAACGTAAATCTGCGATGCGCAACTTCTGGCAGCAGTGCAACCGCGAGTACCAGAAGGCCAAAGGTGTTCCGTTCACGATTGAGAACTGGCGGAACTACCTAGAATACATCGCTTCGAACTGCACCTGGATGATGCAGGAAAGGCCAAACGGCAAGGGTGGATTTTGGGCAGCCAAGAATCTGGACTATCTGGTGACGGATGAGTGCTACACGAAGGTGAAGGAGCAGCGCGCAAATGACAGGAAATAACTTCGCACCTCCAAACAGCATCGATGCGGAGCAGTGTGTAATCGGCAGCATCCTGAATGACAGCCAGAGCGACAAATGCCAGATGGTGCTGGCCACGCTGAAGCCAGATGCGTTCTACAGCCGCTCACATCAGGAAATCTGGTCTGAAGCTGTGACGCTTAATCGACGCAAAATCACCGTGGACATCCTGACGCTGTCACAGGCGCTGGAGCAAGGCGGGAAACTGGAGCAGCTAGGTGGTTTCGGCTACCTGGCTGAGATGGTTAAAAACACACCCAGCTCTGCAAACGTCGTGAACTACGCCTCAGTCGTGAAAGACCGGGCTTCTGACCGCATGTGGATCCGCCAGTCAAACGAGGTGGCCAGCCTGTTCAGCTCCCGCAACGGCATGACCACTGAGCAGAAGGTTGAAGCCGCTCAGGCTTTGCTGGCAGAGGCTGTAGACAGCACTGCTACCGGCAACAAAAAGGGACTTCGTCGCATAGACGACATTGCAGCTAAATGGACAGCAATGGTCGAAAACCGGTTTAACGATCCGGATGCGCATCGCGGCCTGACTACTGGCATTCGTGACCTCGACAAGCTACTGGCACCGAAGCATGTCATGCGCGGATCCCTGTTCGTTATTGGCGCAAGGCCAAAAATGGGTAAAACCACGGTGCTGACCGAAATCGCTTTGCATGTCGCAGACGTTGAAAACCTGCCTGTGGCCATGTTCAGCCTTGAGATGCCTGAAGAGCAAATCTTCGAGCGCATGCTTGGCCAGTCATCACACGTCAATACCGATATGTTCTATGCACAAGAAAAATCGGGCCCGAGCGAGGATGAAGACTGGAATAGGGTTTACGCAGCGATGGCCAGAATGAGCGACCGGCCAAACATCTGGATTGACGATAACCCCGGCATGACGCTGGCCCACATTCAGGCAGAGTGCCGCAAGCTGAAGCGAAATAACAAGCGTATCGGCATGATTGGCATCGACTACCTGACACTGATGAGCACTGAAGCTTCAGAAACCAACGCTCTGGCATTCGGCAAGATTACCAAGGCACTGAAGAACCTGGCCAAGGAGCTGGACACGGTAATCATCCTCCTGACCCAGTTAAACCGTAATCTGGAAGAGCGAGCCAATAAGCGCCCTATGGCCAGCGATTCGCGCGATACCGGTCAGATTGAACAGGACTGTGATTACTGGATGGCCATCTACAAGGAAAACGTTTACGACGAGAACGCGGATCCGACGCTAACTGAGCTTATCCTCCGCCTGAACCGCCACGGCAAAACCGGCACGGTTTACGTTGACCAGAAAGACGTAGCTCTTTTCCCATGCGACCAAAAACAGGCAGCGGAAGAGCGAGCAGAGCGCAAATCCCGCAAAGTGACCAAGCAACTTAAACAGGTAGAGGGTTTCTGATGAAAACACATCTCGAGCAGTACATGGCGCACCGCGCGGAGCTGGCCAAAAAGGTTTATCTGGAAGACGGATTCGTTGTGCTCAACACAGGCAACACCACCTATGAAATCGCAGTAAACAGATTGCACAGCCATGAAAGCCTTGCTAACTGGGCATTTCACCTGACTGAAAAGACATGGATTGATATGGACATGATGCGCGAGTTTTTGCGCGTGGCCAGCGTGGCTGCAAACCTTCCACTGGAGGGTGTATGAGCAAGCTAACAGCTGAACGCTGCAAACAACGCATCATTGATTTGCAGTTTAAGCGTGACAACCAGGGCATGAGCAACCAGATGTATGACTATCTGGAGGCCCTAGAGATTGCACTCCCCATGCTGGAGCAGCAGGAGCGGGATGAGTGGATTGAGTGGGGCGGCGGCGAATGCCCGGTTGGCTATCATACGCGCGTGGTTATTAGGTACTTCGACGGCGAGGAGAGCAAAACCATCGCGGGACAAGTTCCATGGAATCATTGTGGCGATGGTGACGACATCATCGCCTACCGCATCATCCCGGAGCAGCCCACCAATCAGAACGGAGAAGCATTTTGAAAAATTACGATGACATTGGCTGTCGAGTTCACCTCAACCCAAACGGCAGCGATCTTCGCTGTGGCGACAAGCTGAATAATATCAACTGGAATCCAAATGAAGGTGTTATCCAGCTTTGCGAAATATGCCGCCTTAAAAAGCAGAACAACACCATGCTGGAAATGCTGAACCGCAGGTCCACCAGTCAGAACGGAGAGCAGTGATATGTGGTTAAAGCGAGCGATATTGAATCAAAAGGAATACCAGTCATTCACATGGTGGGAAAGCTTTATGGCGGGCCATATTAGTATTGGTCCTTTGACCATCTATGGCGAAAACGCTATGCATTGGGCGGTAAATATCCGAACCAAAAGATGGGGATATATTTGCTTCCGGTTGCCAGTGCGTTGCTTTGGCCGATGGTGGCCTCTTTATTTCTACACGTCGCCAAACGGAACTCCGGCATCTTCCACTTTCTGTATTCCAAATAGCCACAAGGTGCGCTGATGAACAACGTAATCCCCTTAAAACGCTCTGAGCACGTCATATCAGACGCTGAACTGGACATTCTGGCTTTAGACCTTGCACGCATGGCGAGGAAGTACGGTGATTTCCAGTCACTGCCGGCCATGATTCGCAAAACCCTTAGCGACGCATTAAAGCGAGACAAACGCGATGGAGAAAGCAACGTTCCTGCTTAGGAGCGACAACATCAGACAGAACTGCATCACCGCCATCCAGCAACTCCCCGCCAATCCCGACAAACCTTTGCAGGTAACCATCCAGGAAGACACCAGAAGCCTTGCGCAAAACCGCATGCTTTGGGCTTGCCTGCATGACGTATCGACACAGGTGGTCTGGTACGGAAGGAAACTCGACGCAGAGAGCTGGAAACATATTTTCAGCGCCAGCCTGAAGGGGCAGGAGACGGTGCCGGGTATCAATGGCGGCTTTGTGGTGCTGGGCCAGTCAACAAGCAAAATGCGCGTCGGTGAGATGCGAGATTTAATTGAGCTTATTTTCGCTTTTGGCGCTGAACAGGGCGTTAAGTGGAAAAGCGACACATGGAGGGAGTATGAGCAATTTCAGGCACGGTAAAAAGCGCTCAAGCATTTATACGATATGGCGCTCCATGATAGACCGATGTGAAAACCCTAACGTGAAGGCATATCCAAACTATGGCGGCAGGGGCATTAAGGTTTGCGATGACTGGCATGACTTCAAAACGTTTTACAGAGATATGGGTGACCGGCCAGAAGGAATGACCCTTGACCGTATAGATAACGACAAGGGCTATTACAAATGGAACTGCAAATGGTCAACAAGACGCGAGCAAATCATCAATCGCAGAAATACGAGGCACCTGACGGTCAGAGGCATAACTAAGCCTTGCACTGACTGGGCTCAGATTACGGGGCTTGATGGTAGAACCATTCTTGCTCGAATTAGGAAGGGATGGTCAGAAGAGGAGGCGGTGTTAATCCCGCTAGTGAAAGCAAGGAAAGGCATCCCCCGCGGCGAAGCGTTGAAGCCGGCTTTAAATCTTGATGCTCTCGCCGCAGAGCTGAAAATCAAAATCGGAAAATAACATGACCCCCTTTACCGATATAGGCGCAGCCGTCGAAGAAGCTGCGTGGCTTGCGCACGTCCATAGCAAACCTCACTGCGTATATCAGCGCTTTGACGGCCTGATGGAAGTCCAGCCTGAGAACCCTGACCGCAACCCTATGTACACCACCGGCATGCCCGGCGTTGTGACCACTGAATACAGGAGTGCAGCATGATAAACACCTGGAGCCGCGAGCATCTCGAAATCCTCGCCAAAGAGTATGCGACGGCATCAACCGATTTACTGGCAATCATGTTCGACAGGCCCCGCCAGCAGGTCACAAACAAGGCTCGCTCGATGGGGCTTCGAAAATCGCCTGAATATCTGGAAGCGGTGAGGGCTTCGGCCGGAATGCAAGGCTGGAGGCATCATGCGTGAAACCTGGTTTACCCACCCAGCCCCCCTAGACACGAAAACAGCCGACGAGCTCCTCTCCAGCTACAAACTCCGAAACATCCAGGCAAAGAAAGCACTCGCATTTGACCCGCGCCTCTGGCTGGTGAGCGCGCTGCTGCCTGAGTTCCGGGAAGTGCCAAAGCCGAGCCGTCAGTATAAAAACCCAATGTGGAGCTGAAGATGAATTTTATTTTCCTGATTGTGGTGATGTCGTCAAACACTGCCAATCAACAGATCATCCCAATGGACTCCGTGCAGCAATGCCAGGCAGCTATCCGGGCAATGGAATTGGTGAAAGAGAAGCGCACAGGGTGGAATGACTACAGCCCGAGAGTTGATAACGCTCACTGTGTTGAGGTGCCGCGATGAAAGAACGCTGCTGCCGCTGCCACACCATCCTCACCTCAGAAGACAAGTATCACTACGGGGCTAACTGCGAAACGTGTAACGAGGAATATCAGTATGCAGAGTACTTCGACTACTTCCCACTCCGATGCGCCTGGCGCTACCTCCGCTATCAGGTGCGCTGGCTGTCCAGCATGGCTCACCACGGAGGAAGTTTATTGCTGTGCTGCCTGCGTAGAGTCATGGGTAGAAAACGATCCGAACGGACTAATGGGAGTGGAAGATGAGGAAAGAGAGGCGGAAATGTAAGAACCCAGCCTGCCGCGAATGGTTTCATCCAACCTTCCATAATCAACGATGGTGCTCACCAGATTGCGGAACGGTGCTGGCGATGGCCGAAAGGGAGAAAAAGAGGCAGAAAGTTAAACAGGAAGCAGAACGACGACGAAGAGAAGAAACCCAGCAGGAAAAGCGCAGTATTAAGATCCGCAAGTTAGCCATAAAGCCCGCCAGTTACTTCAAAGCCCAAGCACAGCAAGCCTTCAACCAGTTCATCCGCCTTCGTGACCATGACCAGCCCTGTATCAGTTGCGGCGAAATCAATCCACCTGATTTGCATGGCGGCCAATGGGACTGCGGGCACTTCAAAACGGTTGGGGGCTTCCCGGAACTCCGCTTCGTTGAAAAAAACGCCTATCGCCAATGCAAATCCTGTAATGCCGGGTCGGCTAAGCATGGTGCAAAGGCGGCTACCGTAGCCCAGCAGTATGAGGCCACGCTGGTTGAGAGGTTCGGACAGGAGTTGGTTGATTGGCTGAATGGCCCCCACGAAATGACACGCTATCGCCGGGACGACTACATCCGCATCCGGGATGAGTACCGGGCAAAGGTGCGTGAACTGATTAAGCAAAGAGAGGCAGCATGAAAAATGTCGTCAGCTTATCTGGCGGGCGAACCTCTGCATACCTGGCTCACCTCATGAAAGACAGAGACCCGGAAACGGAATTCATATTCATGGATACCGGAGCAGAGCACCCAAAGACATACGAATTTATCCGCAACATCGTTAAGCGCTGGAAAATAAAACTCACCTGTCTCCGCGTTATCCCTAACCCGGAAATGAACAAACCAAGCACCTACGAAACCCTCACTATCTCCCAAATCGGTCCCGACCTTGAGCCATGGAAGCGCATGCTCAGAAAATATGGTCACCCATACGTAGGCGGCGCGTTCTGCACAGACAGGATGAAGACAGTGCCATTCATCAAATACTGCGATGAGCGTTTTGGCCGGGGGAATTACACAACATGGCTGGGAATGAGAATTGATGAGCCAAAGCGTATTACACCGAAGCCCGGAATCAGATATCTGGCAGAGATTAGTGATTTTGAAAAGCAGGACGTAATTGATTGGTGGCGAGACCAACCTTTCGATCTGGAAATTCAGGAACATCTTGGTAACTGCGTTTTCTGCATCAAAAAGAGCATTCAAAAAGTAGCGCTGGCCGCAAAGGACGAGCCAAAACTTGCGGCGAATTTCATCCATACCCTTCAAACCTTCGACGTTAAGCCCGACAAGGTTATGTACCGCAGCAATAACTCCCTGGAGCAGGTGATCGCATTGTTCTCCGATACCGGCAGGGACGAACTCGCCTCAAGGATGACATCTATGCGCCAGTACGACACCGGTTCTTGCTCTGAAAGCTGTGAAGCGTTCAGTGGCCAGATGGGATTCGATTTTTCTATGGAGGCAGCATGAACAAAATTCATTATCCCATTTCAACAGCGGCTGTTTTCGACGACTTCATATTTCCGATTCACCTAGAGGGAGCGCATCAGATTGAGCAGGAACTCGCTCTGGCGGTTGCATGGTTCAGTCGGTGGTGCAACGAAGAGAAGATGGTTGTGAAGGCAAAGATGCTGGTCAGCTTCTGGGGGCTTTACCTGACCTACGAGCAGTCTATGGAGCGTGCAGCATGACCGAATACCTCAGAGAAAAGTGGCTCCGCCTTCGCATTCTCAAGATGCGCGGCATGTACGAGATCAACTACCGGATAATCCGCAATACGGCGAAGATGATGGAGGTTAAGCATGCGCATTGAGCGTGACTATCAGCAAATCGTCAGACTGTCAGGTGTCAAAACAGCAGCAGACATGCGCCGGTTATTCGGCAATGGCTGGAAGACCATCAACAAATCACAGCAGGCATGGGTCAGGCATCTGCTGGGCGTATGGGGCGATCACCTCGGCGGAGAAGATTACGACCGCGCAGAAGTGAACGTTATTGGTCGCCTGATGATGCGATGCGAATGGAGTGAGCAGAAGGGCAAGCAGATAGAGAAAATCGTGTCACAGCTACATTGTGAGGGGCTACGTGGTGAAGAGTTATTCCGCAAGGCGCGTGACCTGCTTATCCCTCAGTCATCAACGGCAAACATCATCGCTCTCGCCAAAGAATCAGATGATGCCGCCTTTGTTGAATCAGTCATGGTAAAGACATTCGGAAGGGATAACCCGCTTCGGAACGTAGCCAGATTACGATACTGCAAACGCAAGAGCGTGCAAAATATCGGCTCATCCCTGATTTATTACTGTCGCATCTCACCGAAAGAGGCCCGAAACAGAATGGAATGGGCGATGGATATCATCGAAGGAGAAATGTTTTACGCAATTAAGCGAGAAATGGAGAAGGAGATTCTTAAAATTGCAGCCTGATAATAACAAATAGCACGAAATGACAAAGACAAAGGGCATGTAACCTGGCACATTAACGGCATGATCGGGAAGTGAAGCGAACAGATCGCAGCTTTACCGGTCAGTTGCATAAATGTGGATGCCAAAGAGCCTCGCGACCTCACCAGTCGGCGGGGCTTTTTTATTATCCGCTGCAGGGGATGAGCAATAAATTATCCCTTCCATGGGATAGGTGTTCCTAACAGCAGCGAAGTGGCACTTAAGGCTTCAGACTTTCGGCGAACATCGCTAAAGCCTTCGTGACTACCGCTGATTGTGGCTGCCCTGTCTGCTCTGCAAGAGATTCCAGTAGCGCGATCGTGTCGGTGTGAAGCTTGATGCCTTTCACTTTAACACCGCGCTTCTCATCACTACGCTTTTGCCGATCGTCGTTAGTTGATTTCATAACGTCATCACTCTAAAATTTGAGTTGGGGTTGGAGGGGATTTCTCCCCTCCGCCTGATTCACTGTTAGTAGGCCGGGCAGCTTACGATTAACAGAAGAACCAGGATGATGATTAACTTCATCATAACCCTTACCTCATGTTGGCCTCGGCTTCGGTCGGGGCCTTCCCGCTTCAGCGTCCTGCTGATGGAATACATTGTAGGTTAACCTACACTTGAGTGCAAGCACTTTCTCGGTGCTTTAACCGAAATATCAAATAATTATTAAGGCTCGCTACGGCGGGCCTTTTCTGTTTTCGCCCCTGCCAATCAACATCGACTCTCACCCTTTCCTGTGTGGCAGCGGGCGATCTTTTCTTCTGACTACCGACAGCACCTGCCAATCAATGGAGGTGAGGATGAAACGCATGCCGGACAAAGACGTTGGGTTTTGGGCCAGCCTGATTGCCTGGCTATACGCCCACAAAAACGAATCCGGCTATGCGGGACTGGCCGGAGTTATGGCAATCCTGAGAGCAACCTATATCGGTAAAGATGCCTGGTCGCGTCGCCTGCTTGATGCAGCTATGTGCAGTGTCTTTGCCTTCTTCCTGCAGCCAACCCTGCAAATTATGGGGTCGGTCTTCAACTGGAATTTCGGAGAAGACGTTACGCGAGTTGGGGCTGTCTTCCTTGGCTTCCTCGGTGTGGATTACATCTCATCGAAGATCCGCCGTCAGATTGATAAGAGACTGGGAGAAGGAAATGCTGACAGCCAGTAGTTTTCAGCGCGCTACCGGCGTGACAAACGCACTGCGTGATGCCTGGTATCCACACATTGCTGCCAGCATCTCTGCATTCCAGATCAGCACGCCATTGCGTCAGGCTCATTTTCTGGCGCAGACAGGGCATGAATCCGCCGGGTTCCTTAAAGTGGAAGAGGGGCTTAATTACAGTGAGAACGCTCTAACCGCGATGTTCGGCAAACGCATTACCCCTGAGCAAGCCCGAGCATACGGGCGTAACGCAATGCACCCGGCCAATCAGAAGATGATCGCCAGCATTATTTACGCAAACCGTAATGGAAATGGCGATGTGGATTCAGGCGATGGTTATCGATACCGCGGTCGGGGTCTGATTCAGATAACGGGCAAAGCCAACTATGCGGCACTGGTAAAGCAGCTTGGCGCTGACGTAGTGGAAGACCCTGATTTGTTGCTGGGCTATCGCTTTGCAGCGATGTCAGCGGCGGCATGGTGGAAGAATCACGGATTAAACGAGATGGCTGATTCTGATGATGTTAGCCGCATCACCAGAATTATTAACGGTGGCACCAATGGTCTTGAAGATCGGAAATCCCGCTTAATCAAAGCTAAGGGGATTCTATGCTCAACGTAATCGGCTTTATCCGAAACAACTCCGGTCTTTTCATCATTGGTCTTATCTGCGTTGCGCTATGGGGCCTGAATGCCCGCAATTCCCAACTGAGCGCTACGAATGACCGGCTTGAAAAGCTCTCAAACAGCAAAGACGACCAGATAAACGATCTCCGCTCCAAGAATGACGGTCTCGCAGCGAGCGTCAACGACCTGGTCAAAGCGGTTAATCAGCAAAACGCCGTTATGACACAGGTAACCGAACAACGCGCAGTGACGGCACAGCAGAACCGGAAGCTACAGAATGAAATTAAGCGTTATCTCGCAGCAAACAAAGCTGCTGCTGCTCCTGTTCCCCCTGATGCTGTTGACCGGTTGCGGGACGCAGCAAAAGCCGCCGGTGGAGTACCGGACAGTAAAGCAGCCCCGGTTAAATCTGCCGGCGGAACTGACCACACCAATTGATATTCCGGCCATTCCTGAGCTAATGAGCTTCGGTGACAGCGTGTCGCTGAATGCTGAGCTGTTTGGCCTGCTTGGTCAGTGCAACATTGACCGGTCAGCCGTTCAACAGATAGAAGGCTCCAGAATCCAGAAATAAAAAATTGTCATCGTGAATTTTGACAAGTGACTTTCAAGAAAATGGCCTCTGCTAATGCGGGGGCTTTTTTATGCGCCTCGCACGCGCAAACAACAACCCGAGCCTTTCAGAAAGCTGAGCCTGAGAACAACCGTTGGCATCATGGCGGCCTCTCGGGTGGCGGCTGTTCTGTGCGACAGGCTCACTTTCTAAAAGGTATCCGTCATGCAATTAGTAGAAATCAAGAGGCTCGACCTGGTCACCAATACCGTAGCAATAGCGGACGGGGTGGGGCGAGATCATGACACTATCATTAAGCTGGTTGACCGTAATAAAACAGATCTTGAAGAGTTTGGAACTGTCGGATTTGAAATCCGTAAGTCTGGCGGCAAGCCATTGCGCATTGCCTTACTGAATGAGCAGCAAACCACGCTGCTGATCACCTACATGCGTAATAACGATGTGGTGCGAGCATTTAAAAAGCGGTTGGTTGCTGGGTTCTTCAAAATGCGCAGCACTCTCGCCGCACAAAAGATGGACCGGAATTCTGCCCGCCTCGAATACAAGCCCATGACTGACGCTATTAAACACGAGCGCGAAGCCCAGGGTAAGCAGATAGCCCCGCATCACTTCAGCAATGAAGCCGATCTGATTAACCGCCTGGCGCTGGGAATGACGGCCGCTAAGTTTCGCGTGTATCACGAGATCGGGAAGAAAGAAGCCATCCGCGATTACCTGACGCCGGAGCAGATTCACTGCATAACAGAACTGCAACGCGCCAATACGGTATTCATCAGCATGGGTTGGGACTTCGAACAACGCAAAGAAGTGCTCAAAGGCATGTTCGAACGTAACCATCGCCAGCCACTGATTGAAGAGCAGCACACGCTGGCAGCATAGCCGGCTCAAAAATGAGCCCGCTGAATATCAAAGGAAAAGAGAGCCACTTTCACAACGGCTTTCATCACAAGGCGCATTTACGAGTGCGCCTGATGATGGAGTTGTAAGCGCACTCACAACATCATATCGTCTCTCCCTCAACTTAACAGAGGGAAGAGTGATGGGATTGATAAACGGGCGTCCCGGGAAGGATTTTGTTGTAGGAACATATTCGCATTCAGAAATTAACGACCTCGAGTTTATGCATGCAGAGGAGAAAAGAGCTCGAGAGGAGCTCAGTTACTGGGGTTACGAATATGCTTATACAAAGATAGATTTACAGTGTAACGGGCAGTATGTCAGAGCCTACCGAGTCTACACCGACAAAGAAAAAACTAATTTATAAGCCGCCTCCGGGCGGTTTTTTATTGGAGCCAATATGCCTGACACCTACCGCATCACAGTAACCACGAAGTCAGGCGAAACTCACGAAGGCCTGATGAACCGATCACAGCCTGAGATGGTTAATGGCTTCATTGGTGTGGCCCGGGAAGATGGCTCATGGGTATACCTGGCGCCGGACGACGTGCTCAAAATGGAGTATGTGCCGGAACAAGCTGAGGAGAGTGATAAATCATGAAAACAACCGGGCCTATAACTCTGACTATCGACATGAAAGAGCATATAGCGAAGTCGCGCGAAGTTCTTGAAGAGTTGCAGGCGAGGCTTAAGCAGTTTGCACCTGGCGCCTCAGAGGGCTCAGTGTTGCGAAGCCTGCTGTTAGAAATTACGTTCGATTACATCGAAGCAAAAAAGAAAAGTAACCCTGCGAAATAGCCAAGTCAGGAGACGCATATGGCAAGCGAGCAATTAAACAGCCGGCCATATCCACCTGCTGATTTTGTCGAAGAGTTCACTCCATACATCAAACTGATCCCCGCCACTGATATTTACGGATGGGTGACAGACAACATAATTGATGGCAATGGACCACTTCACAATCCCGATCACGAACACTTACTGGATGCGGATATTGCATTCATGTGGGCTGCGTCTGCCTTCAGCAAAAAAGGTCGTACCGTACTCGGTCAGGCTGAAGAAGTAGCAATGCGAGCAGGTGGCTGGCAGAAGGCCAGAATGGAACAGCAGATGTATGAGTGGTTCGGTCATAAGCCGGATTACATCATCACCCTGGCCGCTGACTTCTGTTCTCAATGTAGCGATCTGGAATTCTGCGCACTACTGGAGCATGAGCTTTATCACATTGCACAGAAGACCGATGAATTCGGCGCTCCTGAATTTTATCGTGACACCGGACAGCCCAAGTTGTGCATGCGTGGTCATGACGTAGAGGAGTTCGTTGGTGTGGTTCGCCGATATGGTGCCAGCGCCGACGTACAGGAAATTATCGATGCTGCCAGCCAACCGGCTGAGGTGGCGAAAATCAACATAGCCAGGGCGTGCGGCACTTGCCTCATGAAGCTGGCATAACGCTTTATTCAGATTGTCATGGAGGTAGCCTGTGGCAGCATTATCGACAGAGGTTAAAGCCTTCATCGTTCAGTCTCTGGCGTGCTTTGAGACGCCAACAAAAGTCATTGAGCTTGTAAAGGCTGAATTCAACGTTCAGGTGTCACGCCAGCAGGTATCCCAATACAGCCCCGGTAATGCCATGGCGGCTAAATTGAGCCAGAAATGGATAGACCTGTTCGAAAGCACTCGCGCACGTTTCCAGACCGAAATATCTGACATCCCTATTGCCAACAAAGCCTATCGCCTGCGCACCCTCGATCGGATGATGACGAGGGCCGAGAACATGAAGAACATGGCGTTGGCGGCCACGCTGATTGAGCAGGCTGCGAAAGAGTGCGGTGATGCTTATACCAATAGGCAAAAGGTGGAGCACACCAGTCCTGATGGAAGCATGACACCAAAGCCTACTGTAATTCAGCTCTTGCCTGTTGAGCCAAAATCATGAGTGACGCCGTTCAACTCCCGATCCCCGCCAAGCTTGCACCACTGTTCACTGCAGTCGGTAAGCGTTATCGCTGCTCACATGGTGGCCGCGGTAGTGCAAAGACGCGCACGTTTGCCCTCATGACTGCCGTGAAGGCGTATCAGTCAATGATGAATGGAGAAAGCGGCGTAATCCTCTGCGCACGTGAGTTTATGAACTCACTCGAAGAGTCGAGCATGCAGGAAGTTAAGCAGGCGATCCTATCGGTGCCATGGCTGGCTTCCAACTTCGATATTGGCGAGAAATACATTCGCACCATCGACAAAACCGTGACATACGTTTTCGCCGGCCTGCGTCATAACCTCGACAGCATCAAGTCAAAGGCACGCATTCTGCTGTGCTGGGTTGATGAAGCTGAATCGGTGAGCGAGATCGCCT